CGACATCGCCGGACGAGATCTTGATACCTTCCTTACGCATCCACGTAGCGTCACGGTTAGCCAGCGTCAGGTTCATCTTCGCATCGTCAAGGCGCACCCACGTATTCCGTTCCTCATCCTGCATACCATACTCCTCCGCGTCCTGCTGCGAAGCGTTGAGCAGGGTGAAGGCGATGCGTGCTGCGTTGACGATGGAGGATGCACCACGCGATACGTCCATGTTCCCGATGCGGTCTTCCTGCCGGGTAACGGACTTCGCTGTGTGGTGCAGAACCATGACGGCAATCTTTGCCTTGGCCGCTAAGTCGGTAATCGTTTCCATCACGAAGGCCATCTGTCCGTTGTCGCTCTCATCGCACTGATGCACGTTGACGAGCGGATCTAGGATGAGCAGGCCGACATCGTGATCTGATGCCAGGTTCGTGAGATGCGTCACCACAATATCGTTAGCAATGGGCTTATCATACTCGCAGTGAGCAAGGTTGATGCGTACCTCATGGCGCGACAGCAGCATGATATGTTTCTTCACTTCGTTAAAGTCGAAGCCATACACCATGCAGACGGCCAGCAATCTACGTGACTGCTCTTCCAGATCGTCTTCACCGTTATAGATGATTGACTTGCACGCACGCTCGGTCTTGTAATCCCCGAAGTCCTTACCGAGAGCAAGGTGTGCAGCGAGCGCCAGTGACATTGAAGATTTACCGGCTGACCCGGCAGCAAGCAGCAGCGTGACGGCCCCGGCCATCAGCATCCGGTTCACGATCCAAGGCCGAGGTTTAATTTGATACGGATGGAACGCATTGCCCCATGCTGCGTTGGACTGCTCGAAGATAGATGGGGGCGGCTCAATATGAATGTGGCCGAAGAGCTGCTCAGGCGTGAGCGTGCCAAGTCCTGCGGAACCGTAGGCTGCGGCATTCTCTACCTTTGCATATAGTTCTTCTAACGCCCATGGCGGCGAGCAGCGTTCGTTCCAGTGGTCACGCATTAAAGCGAAGGCCGTCTGGGTAGACAGCGCCATCTCCCGCACCAGCCGTGCAGCGGTTACAAACGTAGTCTCATCACCGCGTTGGCCCTGCACGGCGACTGGTGCGCTTTCAAGGAAACGTCTGGCGTTTTCTACTGACGCAGCGTTGTCTAGCTCTTGGTTGTAGTCTGTCTCTGCTCTGACATACGGAGGCTTTAGCAGTCGTTCGATGGATAAGGGTATCCATGCGAGGTCAGCGTCACGGACGACCTTGTAGGGTACGCCGTTGATCGTTGATCCGGGGGCAACCACGTAACCATTGTGGGATCTGATGTCCACACTTTTAGATACTGGAGCATTAGAACTATCAGGGCCGTTGAAGTAGCAGTGGAAACCGCCCGTAGGTGTCTGTACCACAAGGGTATCATAGTGTCCGGCAAGCGCAGTGTATTCGTTGAGGCCATCTTTCCCTTCCTTAACATCTATATCTACCACAACCATATCAGTACATAGCGTACCGATGTTGTAGTTACGTACTGTACGCAGAACAGGATCTGTCCACATACTCCGAATTGTATCTGGGTCTGTAGTGGCCGCTTCATGCCACTCGTCAAACACAGGCTCCTTGTCATTCTCACGTAGAGGAAAGACAGGAAACCCGCGCTGCGCCCACAGTAATGCAGCTTCTAATGTTCCCAAGACTTACGCTCCGCGTACAGAAAACCTATATGTTCTTTTTACATCGCCCGGTACGATACGTCCGCGCAACAGTTTATCGTTGATTGCAGCAAAGGTTGGTGCAAGTTTCATCTGCATATCCCTAGCTGACAGATGGCCGGGATCACCGTACACACGCGTGTATAGCACTGCGATGTCGATGTCCGTATCTTTCTTGTCGAAGGCATCACGCACCTTCTGTTGATGATCTGTAAGTGTTTCCATCATTTTACGTACCTGTCGTCCTCCCATGCGGCTGCTGCTAGCGGTAGTCCATCGGCCCACGAAGGCAGTATGGACATTATGCGTTCAAATTCTTTATCGTTCATCTGCGGATTTAGCTTCGACACTTCCGCAACGATCTCATCGTGCACTGTCAGGATGATCGGATACCCGGCATCTTCAACAGCAAACATTCTATCCACCATAACATCGCGTGCCGTGGCCTGTACGATGTTCTCACATTGAAGTCCGCCATACAAGTAGTGCGGTGTCCACTGGCGCGTCTCGCTATTCACGCCCCAGAACTTAACCTTGAAGCGGACGCGCTCATACTCTTCACCGTTCTTATCAACAGCAATGACGATTTCTTTTTCGATCTGTGGCGCAGCGTAGCACAGCATCCGGCCACAAGGCAGCACGCACCACAGGCAACGGCCATCGGAATAGTAACCGATACCTTTATCAGTTACGCTCACCATCGTTCCCGGCGTAGAGACAGCGGCAACGGCTGCGTCCTGATAATCCCACCAGCTCTGCACGATGGCAGGGTTAGCAGCTCTCCAGTTATCAACGATGATCTTGATGGCAACCCACTGATCTTCTTTCAGATCGTATCTGTTCGTACCCTTCTTAGCGTACTGCTCGCACGTCTTCTCCCACTGATACGCGTTCGCTGCTTCCTTAATCGGCGCGGTGATGTCGTAAGGGTTAAGGCCGTATGTGTCGCCCATGTCGATGAACGCACCCACGCTGCCTTGGTATCCGAGAGCCAGCTCTTCAACCTTACCGATCTGACGTTGTGCTTTCGTAACGTCAGCTACGTTGAGGCCGAATGATTTTGCGTAGGCTAGGTTGTACAAGTCCGGCCCTGCTCTCAGCGGCTTGCCTTTCTTATCAACACCAGTGATCGTATCGTAGTCACGGAATGCTTGCAGCTTCCAGTCTTCACCAGCCAGCCACGCATTGACGCGCCCTTCGATGTTAGCGAAGTCACCGCCGATCAGCTTGTTACCCGGAGCAGCACGCACCATCGAGCGCAGAGCGCGTGACAGGATGCGGAGCGCAGATGATGGGCCGTGAACTGCGGTGAGATGATCGTACACAACAGGCACAGGGAACTCAGCCAGCAACTCGTGCAGCCAGTCAATGATGTAGCCTTCCATGTCGTAATCAACACGAGGGAAGTTCTGCGGCTGCACCAGACGGCCAGCCCAACGACCCGGCGCAGCGCCGTGATAGGCGAGCAGACCTTTGATGCGCGAGTCCGATGACACGCACACTTGCATGGCCTTATACTTTGCTGTCGATGTTTTCTTTGATGCAGAGCGCAGCTCGATAACTTCACGCACGAGAGGATCGTTATGCAGATCGGCCATGAACAGCAGGTCTTCTTGAGCACCTTTCTTAACTGTGGTGCATTCGATACCGCGTGATGAGATCCATTCGATAATAGATTTATCATTGCTGCACTTCGGCACAGCACGATCAGTCAGGGTACGCATCTCTTTATCGGCTTGCTTCTTTGCGTACTCCACCAGCTCTGTGCATTTCTGCACGGCAGGCATATCAACGAAGATGCCGCGCTCGTTAATGCGCTGATCGAACTGCCACACCTTGCGCTCTGCATCTGTCAGCGGAGGTATCTTCGTGTCGATCTCACATTCTGTACGAACGTCCTGCTCGCAGTATACCATCAAGCGCGTTACGTTCTCAGGCTGATCCCACCATTCAATGCTACCGTCCGGGTGCAGCTTGCGTGGCCGTGACATCTTCATCATAAGGGCGTGGCCCTCTGCGTCTTTCTTCTCCGATGAGTTCACAGCTTTGCACAGCGTATCTAAACTCTGCGGGTGAGCGACAGCAGCGGCTCGTGCCAGCGTGCAGTCCTGTTGTTCTAAGTGCAGTCGCGGCCAATGGGGTACGTAACGCGGTAGCAATACTTCGTTCCATATCGTGCGCTCGAACGCTGCGTTGTGTGCGACAACGACTTCGCCACTGGCTATCAGATTTAAAAGTTCTATCGGGTCTGCATACTCCGGCCTCCATTGATTGATAGGGCCGTCACCAATGCGCCAAGCGAAACCCCACACCGCTGTCGTAGGATCTTCTGCGTAACGATACACGCCAGACTTTATAAGGTCTGTGCGGCTTCTCGTTTCAAAGTCTATGTGTGCGGTGCGGGGTGTCATGGGAGAAACTCAGGTGAGAAATTGATTGCCCCGTTTAACCGTAGACACCTACGGGGCCAGAGATGTTGAAGGCAGGGTGTAGATGAATACCCCTGTCTACAGTTATGCGTAGAAAGCAGACATGTCGTCATCGTCCGGCTGCGCTGCTGGTGCGTACTGCATCGGCGTTGCGGCAGGCGGAGTGAAGTGTGTCTGCGGCATAACGAACTGAGCAGGAGCACCCATTGCTGGTGCGCCCATGCCTCCGCCGACATTAGTGTAGCCGGGGATGGCCGCTGCTGGTGCAGGCATTGCGCCTTGAGGCATCATACCCGCTACATCAGGACGCACGACAGGCGCTTGCACGTTGACGTTACCGAAGAACTTCTTAGGATCTTGTGCGCCTCCGCCGAGCTTCGTATCATCACCGATCAGCATGACTGATTGCAGGCCAAAGGCAACGCCGGGGTTGGTGGGATCTTTGTAAGCGTATGCGTTGACAGCACAGATAGCCCACACGCCCGGATACACTTTGCTCCAGTCAGTGATGTGGTTGCCACGCGCATCAACGACAGGCACTTTGAACTTAGATGTACAGTTCATAAAGACGCAGCCTGCGGTGTAGCCGCCGAACTTCATCTTCTCCGCTTGGTTACGGAACGGAGAACGCAGACCGTAGTATTGTCCGTCATGCGGATTGTACTTATCAGCGAACTCACGCTGGCACACCTTCGCGTACTCTTCCTGAAAGATCGTATAGTCAGCGAGCGGTGTGAACAGGATATGCGAACCGAACTTCGGCTCTGACTTATGGTTCGGTTTCTTCTCTGGTAACTTATCCAGATTGCAGAACGCCAGACGCACAGGCCCAGTGAGAATATCACCGTTGAACTGTCCGCTTGCATCCATGATACGCTGTACGGGTACGGAGGCGACTGCTTGCCTTATCCAGTTATCCCCTACAACGCTATCTCTTACGAGTGTCGTAGTCATGTTATTCCTCTTTGGTTGGTTGTGAAGGTGGAGGCAGTAGGCCACTGATACCGCTGAAAGCATTGAGTGCTTTGTTTACTGCGGGGCGTGGATCATCGGCGCTTACCATCGTCAGGTTGCCGGATGATTTCTTGAGCGTGAAGTACGCGAAGGTATGCTTCGCATCTTCCGCTGCTTGTTTCTTCTGGCCGCGTCCAACGCGTGCCTTGAATGCCTGAGTGATGAGGCTCTCTGCATCCGTGATAGTGATGAGACTTTTACGGAACAGGTCTTCCTTCTTGCAGCCGACAACAGCAGACAGGCGTGTAGCTATGTCGTCTTCGTCAGTGCCGTACCATTCGCGCTTAGGGTTAGCCTCTACCAGTTTCAGATCACCGACAGGAACGCCAGCGCGTAGCATATCTTCTGCCTGCTGTTCGCACGCATCGAACCATGACTTAACAAAACCTTTCATCGCTACGATATAAGCGAGCCTGTCACCATCAAGCGTACGCACATCAGGCAGGCGTGGCACAGCAACGTCACGGATAGATGCGAAGTGTTGGTTGGCTACGGCCACGGCAGCTTTCTCAGCAGCAGGGCATGTCGTGCGTGCATCACAGAAGCGGCACTGGTCTACGCCCGGTGTCAGCGGTGCGTCAGGCTTCAAGCAATCTTCTATGATCTCATCGAGGTTCATCAGGTAATCGAACAGCTCTGCGGGTGTGATGTCGTACTGTCTGATGTCGCCGTCAGGGTGGAACGCACGCGGCTGTATAATCACCAGCGTAACAACGTCCACGTTGGCCGGATCGACAGCAGGATTATCTTCGTACAAGAACCCGGCTGCGTATTGTTTAACTTGTGGGTTGCCGATGACGGCTTTAGATATGCCAGCACCGTGCTTATAGTCCATCACCCAGAGGCGGCGTGCGCGTGCTGAATAGATAGCGATGTCGCAGAAGCCAGCAGCTTCGCCCGGTGCTGCATCTACAGGCGGGTTGACGTAGCGTTCAATGAATATAACAGGATCACCGTACATCAAGTCGATCTCGGCCATCAGATCCCAGATGAAATCTAATGCGTCATTGATTGAGGCGCGGTCATCAGTATTAAAAATCTCAGGTGACAAGCAATAGTTAGACTCGTCAATGGCGGGGGCTGCTGTTGTAAAGCCATTCGTCAGCGCTATCTCAAGGATCTCGTGAGCGCGTGTTCCCCTTTCAGCATCAGGAGATGACGGACGCGGAGGCGTACGAGCCAGCAAGTTCACAGAGCCACGGCAAAGCGTGAAGCGTTCAGCCTGTGAGGGGCTGAACCGTCTGTGACTTCTATCTGTATGCCCCCGCGTTTGCGTCATGCTAGCCGCCCAGCTTTTGCATGAGTGCAGGGTAGTGTCCGGGATCAAGCTCACTGATGGCCTTCACACCGAACGATGCCAAGACTTCTTTAGCAGCCTTCGCGCCGTTTGCTTTCGAGAACACCTGTGCTTGTGCTGCTACCTGTGCTGATGTCAGCGTGCCTGTTGGCATTGCTGGCGCACCGCCCATTGGTGGTAGACCCGGTGTCGCGGGGGCTGCGTACACTGGCGCTGCTGGTGCAGGCGCAGCGGCGTAGACCGGAGCTTGAGGTAGTGGAGCCGGGGCATACACTGGCGCTGCTGGTGCAGGGGCGTATGCTTGTGGTGTTGGGAGGATCTGTGGAGCTGACGTAGGTACGCCGCCTCCGCAAACCCGGACTGCCTCTTCGAGACTGTCGAACTCTACGTATACTTTAGCCATTTTGCGTTTTCTCCTATGAGGTTTGCAAGTTGTTAAACATGTTTAGTACGTATTCGCAGCGCTGTCAAGAGGGGCTGCTGTCATTGCGTGCCCTTCTATCTTCGCTATTGAGGCAGTTTTACCCGCCACAATTCTGTTGACAGATTCATCTATGCTCTTGGACAGAGTGATGAACCGTGCTGTCACGTCCTGCCGTTGGCCGTAACGGTGCACACGTTTGATAGCCTGTGCGTTACCAGCAGGCGACCAGTCGCTTTCAAGTATATCTATCTCACAGCTCTCCGTGAGGGTAAGGCCAACGCCTGCGACTTTAATGTTACCGATAAACACTTTGCAGTTAGGATCATTCATAAAGCGATACACCGCTTCCTGTCTTTCCTGCTCTGATGTCAGACCGTACGCAACGACAGCATCGTAGCCGTGCTTGTATAAATAATTCTGTAGATAACGTAGAGGCTCAGTGTGTATGCAGAACACAACACGCTTGCCTGCGCCAGAGTCCAACTCCCACTTCAACATCTGTGCGTATGGCACAACCTTACTCTTGCCAACCAGACGGCGCAGCGTAGCGATGTGTGCAGCGTCAAGGAATGATAGACCGCCTAGCTCGATAGCGTCCACGATGCTCTGCTCCAAGCCGGGGTGCTGCATGATGAGGTCTGTAATCTCTTTCGTGTCACCGTCCACGATAACTTCTTTCATCCATATCGGTGGTAAGTACATGCCGACATCGGAGTGCGTGCGGCGTATAGAGTTATTCTGTATGAGCTGCTGTAGTGTAGGAACCATCTCAGCTTTGACGTAGTGACGCGCACCGTATGCGCCTTGCTGCTTATCATAGAACGTGCGGACGAACTCTGTCTCTGACATGTCGAATGCTTTAGCGAAGCGCAGGAAGGTGTAGATGTCGAGCGGATCATTCGCCATCGGCGTACCCGTTACGTGCCATGCGTGCTCGGCCCACTCAACGAGACTGTCCTTACCGCTGGCCTCCTCACCTAACAGAGACTTCGTTCTATTCGCGCTGCTATTCTTTAAGTAGTGGGCTTCATCGAATGCGAGGAAGTCTAAAAATTCGCCACGCTTTGCAAAATCTACGCGCCATTTTGTCGCCAGCTCATAGCTCGTAATCAGTACATCGAAGCGGCCACGGCTCCACGCTACGAAGTCATGTATGTTTTGCCCCTTACATATTTTGAGATCGTATGTCGAGAACTTCTTGAACTCTTTAATCCAGTTCTCACGCAGCATCGCGGGGCATATAATCATGCCGCGCTCACCGAAGATACGATTGATAGCGCCGATAGTCGTAGCGGTTTTACCGATACCCATTTCATCGTGGAGTCCGTAACGATCCCGCGAGGCCATGATGTCGGCTGCTTGCGCCTGATAGGGGAAAAGCTCTAATGTCATAGTGATGCGTACAACTCTCGCTCTGCGTTCTTATCTTCGAGACGGCGCTTTGCTTTCAGGCGTATCTCTACCGGGAAGTCTTCGTCCTTGCCTTTGAAACCGTTGGTGCTTTCTTCGGCAGCAACGATCTTTTTATACGGGCTGTCGATACGATCCCATCCGGCCTGAATACCTTTACACATCAGATCGAACTCACCGTCTGAGATGATGTTGTCATCCAGATTGTAATAGATGTAGCTGTGTATCAGGTACTCTTCCAGTATATCGAAGTGTGCTTTCATAGCTCCAGCTTCCCTTGGTTCTCATCGTGCTCGTCATCAACAGCTTCGTATGTCGCCTCGAAGATGTCGGGCTTGCAAGGATATATCTCACCCTTTATGCCTTTTATAATATAGTCTCCCGGCTGCGCCTCCATAACCCCTTCAAGGGTGTTGATCCGTAAAACTGTGTTAAATTTTACGTGGCTTACTGGCTCGGAATACACAAAGCCTCTATCAATAGCTTCGACAACCCATGCCGGATCTTCGGTCTGATCGGAACCGCCTGTCCACTTAAAAGCTTCGATCACTATGGGCTTCTTACGGTATCTCATTGCTATGCTCCTGTTTCAGCGTTGCGATATACAAGTTTAAGTTCATCATCGTTGCCTCGTATTGGCGCCATTGTAGCCCACACGAAGTCACCTCCGAATTTTGCCAGCAGTGCAGCGTCCGCTCTGTCCATGCGATACGCGCCACGCTCCGTCCTGAATAGATCCCTGTCGTTCGGGAACAGCTCATTGACGCGGTTCATAATGTCGCCCTGCGCCTGCTTCTTGGCCGATGCGTCTTTACCGCCCTGCTTGCCGGGTACGTTCAATACTTTCTTCCAGCGCTGTGGCGGCACAGTCTCTATCATTAGCTGATGGTACATGCACCCTGAGTAGAGCAGGCCAACGGTGTAGCCGAACACGAACGCTGCCGATGCGGACTGTCTGGGCCTGCCGCCGACAGCTTCGATCACGACAAGCTCAACGCCCATCATCTTCAACGTGTCGAACATCTCCATCAGGGCTAGGTTGTCGATGCGCTTACGTTTCTTAGCGCCGACAGTCTGGAACCATGTAGGTATGTCGATGACACTGACGATGCGGCGTATCTCTGTGCAATACACAGCGACAGCTCCGTTCGTGCCGGGATCTATGCCTGCTACCAGTGTCATGCGTATAGCTCCCAGCCTTTAGCCGTTACAAAATCACACGCCTGTTCGTATGTAGTGAAATCGTGACCGCATTCACGCCAGTTAATGAATATCTTTTTGCCTTTGACTTTACGCTCGATATAGATACGCCACGTATTCCCGTTTAGCTGATAAAATTGAACGACCTCTTTAACTTTACCCTGACGGATACGCATTACGACTTCGTTTGATGTTGTCATTTCTCTTGATCCTTAAACATGTCGCGTAACATACGGAGCACTAAGCGCCACACAACGTAGCTCTGGCGCGGGAAGTCTTCGACACTACCTCTACGATGTATGTTATTTTCATTAGTGATAATGAACTGATCTTTATGAACAGTACCTTTCTTATACAGGAACCCGCGATAGTCGCTGCGCTTAGGGTTCGGGCTGTTCCCGGTGTTGCAGATGTCCATAACACCAAGCGTTGAGCGCTTGCCGTCTATAGCACTGATGAGTTCAACGGTTACGCGTATCATATTATAATTTCCTTTGCCGGACGAAACGCAATAGCGTGATGCGTCTCGCAGTATGAAGCGCTGGCCGTAGCGCAGCCACAAAAGTATTCAGTGCCATCAAGCGCTTCACCGAGCGGCCATCTGCACTCTCTTGTACCCAGCTCAAGCAGCGTCTTAGGTGTCGAGCCTTCCAGCGGTACGAACGCGCCGTCATACTCACGCAGCGCATCGGAGTCCGCACGCTTCTCTGCCTTGCTTTTCTTCGGGCTGTCCTTCTTAAATGTTTTCCCGCCCGGTATCACGCGCAGAAGTTTTGTCTCTGCTCTGGTGAAGTTGGCTGGTTCTTTCCGTTGTGCTAATCCCATGCGTCTTGCCTTTCCGATTATTGCGTTGCGTGTGTATCCAAAATTAAAGCGTTTACTGATCTCCCATGCTGAAAGCCCTGCGTTCCACATATCGCGGAGTTCGGCCTCGGCCTTCTCCGTCCATTTAGTTGATGTCAATGCTTTGTGCCTCCCCGCACCATTTCTTTTACGATCCGTTCCATCATCGCGGCTTCGGTTTCAAAGTAACGGTCATCAGCAGCGATGATCTCTGACAGGATGATGTGCAGGAAGAACCTGTCGGCTTTACCTTCCTCGTCCGCGTAGTCTATCCCGCATGTAGAGTACACAATCTTTAACGGCAGCTTGACTTTATCAGCCATGCGTTCTGATGCCTTGTAGATAGCGTCCTGAATATTCGGAGGCCAGTCCTCTATCGTGCCTTCCAGCGGCCCCGATACATACTGTACCATTTCAAACGTCCGTATCTGTTGCTTTGTGCTCGTCATATTTCGCTCGTATCTTCTTTACCCGTTGAACCCGTTGCATCCTGTCTTTTTGTAACGCCCTATCCAGCTCGCTTCTCACGGCCATGATGGAACCTAATCGCTTGCTGACGTGTTCCATTATAAGCCACCATATTTGCTCTCTATCAATTTCAGCGAGCATGAATCTCTGGCCGTCAAGTAACGGTTTAAGATCAGCGTATGGCACGCCGATGTTCTTTGCTAAAATTGGTGGTGGTTCATCTAATGCGTGGCAGATCCGCCACAAGAAGCTATCGTCAACACTGGGGTTCTTATGTGTCCTTCCGTTCTCCATCAGTAAGCATCCCCATTTTTCTTTTCAGATCATCCCACTGTTCGGCTGTGGGTCTGCTCCGATCTTTAGTCAGGGGGCATTTACCTACCGCCTGTTTCGTCTGCCTGCACGCTGGAGGGTCTTCATCAGCTCCCCATCTCAGGTTGCAGGCGCGGCAGTAAAACTCGTCTTGTTCTCGCCGCGCCTTGCACTCTGCCATTAGAACACCATGTCCGGTTCAACACCGTCAAGCTCACCGAGGATCTCAAGCAGGCCGTTGGCACGCTCTACGATCTGTCCGCGCAGCCATGCACGTTGCTCATCAGAGAGCACGCAGGCCGACTTGCCATTACCCCAGTTATTGTAGGTAGGACGTGACACGCCCAGCCCCTCGGCCATGGTCTTGTCATCAGCGCCGATATTTTTCAGCGTGGAGATGACGTTAGCAGACACTGCGCCTTCTGTGGTTTTGGTTTTCTTCTTGGACTTAGCTTTCGTCTCGGCAGCAGCGACAGCTTCGGCTGTTGGCTTTTTCTTCGCAGCCTTTTTCTTATTGGAGAATGATTCCTCCAGCAGCGTGACCAGCACCTGAGCGGTGTCGCCTTCGTGCTCGAAGCGTGCAGCCTGCAATATGGCTACGTCTTCATGGTCGATGCCAAGGCGTTCGCCTGCACCGTTAGCGAGGATCTCATCGTCATCTGATGCCAAGTCGAGGTCATCATATACGGCGAGCTGATTAAAGTCTTTGCCTACATGGTCAGCGATGCGAGCGATCACTTCCATCAGGTCTTCTGGCGGTTCGTAAGCCATGTTAGCGTTCTCCTGTAGCGATTGGTTAAATGCGTTGATGTGGTTGTTCAAAGCAGCCTCAACTTCTGCTGTTACTACACCAGCGGAGGACATCACCTGTGCAGGGGTCTTTCCGTGAGTGAGTTGTTTGAAGACCTCGCGGCCTAAGCTCTGTGCCAGTTTATAGCATCCTTTTTCGACATGCAAGTTACAGCCGATCATGTTACGGCCCAGCCAGTCAGCAGATAAGAACGGTTCCCACTCTGCGATGGAGTCCTCAACTTTCTGATCTATGGCGGCTTCCCAGTCGCTGCGATAGTCGCTGGTTTCCCAGTCGCCATCGAGCAGCTCATGTTGCTCAAGTATATCTACGAATACCGGCTCCATGGCCTGAGCCACGTTGCTGGTGACTTCGTATTCGATTGTGCGGACGACTACGGCCATGGCTTCTTCGAGCGTGGGCGCAATCTTTGATTTCTTACCGATCTGTAATGCCGGATGCGAGAATGCAGCGGTCAGGATCTGTTCTTTGTTTGCGAGTTGATCTAGGTTCACGATACGGCTACTCCTGCTTTAAATATTGGTTGTTAGTTGAACGGTATTCAGAGCCGTCAGTAAGATCGACAGCACCAAGCTTCTGGGCTGCTTCGAGTTGAAACCACGTTGCGTTCACAACGGCTTTAATGTAATTGCCGAGCGTCTGTCCATCTGTCTGACCGATGACAGGCACAGTCATGTCGATCTCCATAGGCAGCTTGCCATCGCGTGTGTGACCATCGTAGTTGATCTTCACTTCGGGATGGCCTGTGTGCTCGTTCTTGATTGATGATAAGGTTATTTTACCCGGCAAGCCTGAATAGAGCTGTGCCTGCTTTTGCAGATATACACTTACGGTCATTGGTTTCTCCCCACGTTTGAACTCTATTAGCGACACGCCTGCACCCGGAAAGGTAGTGGGCGTGTCGCCCGTAGAAGTCACTCGCTAGAGTTACTCTACGCGCCAGACGCGTATGCCGTCTTCAACGGTACGCACGGCGAATTTAACAGCGGGATTGTGTTTCGTGAAACGGCGTGTCGCACCGCTCAGGCGATTAGCAATACGCTTTTTCTCTTCATCGTCTTTTGCTTTCACAACGAACGACTGGTCTTTCTTCATAGATGCGAACGGGTACGGTGATGCACCAGCAGCGCGTGTGCGAGGCGGTACAGCGATGCCGTCTTCCAGTGTAAAAGCTGTCTCGTTTGCTTTGACTGCCTTCGTTGCTCCTGCTGGGGCTTTACGTACAGGCTTGGCCGCTGGGGTTGCTGCTTTTGGTTTCGCCACAGCTTTAGGTGCTGCGGCCTTGGCTGTCTTCACAGGCGCAGCCTTTACGGGCTTTGGTGTGAGTGTCAGTGTCGGCTTAACGACAGGCGCTGGTGCTGCTGGTGTAGCGGCAACGTGCGCTGCTTTTTCTGATGCTTTAATTAAGGCCATGGTTTATCTCCTGATGTGTTAGGCATTAAACAAGTTTAGTATTATTCCGTTACGCAGTGAGTGTCAATAGGCTAATTCAGATTATTTATCGAGTTTGTAATATCCGCCTGTAGTTTACGAAAGTCATTCTGTTCGCGCTCTACATACGCCTTGGCTTTTTCTATAGCGGTATTCCTACTATACGTGAATATTTCACCGCGATAGCCTATCTCTTTTTCTACGTCTTTCTTCAAAAGGCGGTACGTTCCGCTACTGCGTGCATTAGGGTTAGGAACTGTTTTTAGAAATAACGTCTTTTCTGTCTCTCGCTCTATATACCACTGGCGTATTGACGATCCCGTAAACTGATACAGCTTAGGGTATACGCAATTAACAGCGCCGGGTTTTAAGTCTATAGGCGGCTTGTAGTAATCTAGCCTGCCTCCATACCCTATGATTAAATCACGATGCGATGTTTCCCATTTAATAGGCTGTATAGGCTTCCAGACACCACCCTCGTATATGTGTGGCTGCCCCGCTGGATGCACGGCAATCCAAGAACCTTTTGAGTACGCAAAAGACGCTAGGCCATCGGTAGGGAACGCTTCTGGGCCGTATGTTTCTACTCTAATAGACCCGTAGTGTAAAACGTATTTTGTTTTTATCACGGCTTCTCTCCTCTTTCTGTTACGGGTATGCCGCAAACTCTATACACGTTTCCCGCTCGTAAATATTCAATAAAAACGTCCTCAGAGGCGTAAGCTTCTGGGTGCAGATAGTACGCAAACGAAGGTATGCAGCGGTAAAGCTGCCTTAGCTGATCCTCTGTTAGCCTGAAACATTTTAAACGCACTTTAGCCACACGCGCATTATGGCGTATAGCTATTAGCTGATGAATGCAATCCATACTTATCCTTTCCGGTTTTGCCTTGGCTTCTCTCCTATCAGTACAGAAAAACTGTACAATAAAAGCCCCTAACCATACAGGCTAAGGGCTTTCGTGTAAAGTCTTTATGCTGCGCTTTCTTGCTTTTCTTCAAATTCGTTTACAATGGCCTTAGCGTTATCAGGCATGTTAGACCATACAATATCGTCTATAACACCATTGCAGCGTGCATATTCCATTAAGTCATAATCGCTTAGTAATTTGTCTATGCTATCGTTCCCGATTGTCTCTATCGCAGCGATTAGAATAGTCTCTAATTCGTTATGGTCATACGCGGTTATATTCTTCCCGCCACATTGCGCTATGTCATTAGGGTAGAAACTAATAAAGCCTGATCTTGACGTATGCCTGCGCTCTATAACGTCTTTCAAGGTTAGGCCATTGGCATGGTCGTAAAGCGTTTGAGCGTCTTGTATGTCTATCCGTGCGAATATCCTATCGGTTTCAAAGTTATAGTATTTAGGGCTGCTAAGGCTTTCAAACTCTAACCCTATCTTTAGCTCTAACTCAGTCTCTAACCATTCTTGAAACGCCTTAACATACTCTCTAGCGTATTCTATCCGCGTTTCTTGCGGACAATAGTTTGTCATGTAGAAAGCGTCTGGAATATCTAGGGGGTTTCCCGTTTCCTTATCGCTAAAAAGGTCGTTTATGCTATCGTCAATAAAAGAGTTATGAACGCTCTCATAAAACCCTGTAAAGGGTATGCAGATTAAAAGCTTTTCCATTTTGTTTAGTCCTTTCCGATTGTTTGATACATAAGCGTATCCATATAACCCCGCATTACTACAGGGTTATAAAGTATGCTTAGGCCATTGTGCCGTCTTCCTCAAACTCATAGCCGTTAATTATTAAATGATCTGCAATGTAATCATCGCTTTCCTGATACTCCATATCTTTTTGCCAGTCACTAAAACCGTTCTCTAGGCAGTCATTCATTAGCTCTCTAAATGTACGGTTATCAGGTTTCTTCATAAAGGCTTGCAATGGCGCTAAAAAGCTTTCATCTCCACAATATCCCGTAAATGGGCAATTACCGGAAAGCAAGTCTTTCATATTATAGTTATTCTGTAGATACTTATAAAGCCTTACGCCTTTAACGTCTTCTATATTGTCGTTAGTCATACCAAAGTTAAAGCTAGTATGGCTATGCGTGCTAACTTCCCATGTTCTAAGGCGTATCGGGAACGTATCACTAAAACCCTTTAGGCTATCGCGCCATTCATCAGACCAGTGATAATCCATCCCCGCCTGCCTATATTGCTCGCAAGCCTTTTCTCTGGCCTCTGGGGTTAATTCTTCATACGTGTAAATGTTTAGTGTTTTCGTTCTCATAGCTTTATTCCTTTCCGTTGTTTAAAGCTTATCTTACATACCAGAGCTTAGCACATTCGCTAACGCTTAGTTTCATAGACGCTTGCGCCATAGCGTCAAACGTATCTATACGGCTGCAAAGGTCGTTTGTAATCCCTACGTACATAACAAACAGGAATAACGCTAAGGCCATGGTCACTAATGAAGCCTTTAATAGGGCTATTGCTACGTTAATCCCGTTATCAGGGTTAAAGCTTGTACCTATCCGCAATTCTTTATCACAGAAGGGAAGGGGGATATACGTAGCATAGTCTCCCGTATAGCTCTCAATTACGCGAAAACCCATTTTGATACCGAGTAAAGAATAGTGAATATGCATGTTATTAGCCTTTCCGATTGTTTAGCACGTTTGCTATGTACAGTTATATAGTAAGTTTTAAACCTACGTCAATAGCTATTTTTACTCTCTACAGATACTAACAGATTTATAGACCCCTTTAGCCCTAGCGCCTGTAGTTTTACCCTCTTTCACTAACACATGGTATTTTATGTGCTTTCCTAACATTCTTATGTATCTAACTTCTAAGCTCTTTCCATCGTCTATTATAACTTTACTATCTTCTAAGCCTATTAGCTGAGGGTGTAGCATAGCCTCGCAATCAATGCCCCGCAAGCTACACTGCAATTCTACGTATTCCGTTAATCTCAGGTAATCGTTAAATCCTGCTATTGTGCCTGTACTCTCAGCCATTGGCCTATCCACTTTAATATCTTTGCTCAATAGCCAATACCACAGAGTTTCAGCCTTATAGAATGCATAGTCAAAGCTTATAGCCTTTCCCGCTCTCTCATTAACATACTTAGTATAAATCCGTTTCTTATCATCTATCTCTACACTAATAGCCCCTGCTAATCCATCACCCCAAGTTTTACCTTTTCTAATCACTTTACGCATTCGCAAGCCCTTTACAGTCATATTAGCACTATTGCTACTATAGGCCATTCTAACAGATTTAAAGGGACTTTCCTATAGGCATGTTTAGCTTTACGGTAATTCGGCTCTAAGTGCTTGTTTTCCCTTATAGATTGTTAGATGGCGGTGTGATTTATGAGAACGTCAGGTCGTTCGCATAAAGTAACCCCTTCTTACAACCTATAGTCATTTTGGTTAAGAGTAAGTGTAGCAGAACTGCTAACAGTAAGAACAAGAAACCCCTTAACTGAGTAGCTAACATAACTAACGAATAGTCAGATACGGGCTATACGGGAAATGGGAACGGCTAAACTTGTTTGCTCGCTATATGTGCGAGTAGCAGGACTGCTAATAGCTAAATAGATAACCCATTGGCCTAACTACACTGCTAACTATGCGTGCTATTAGCTATAATATATCTTATCACATCAGGGTTATTCAATGTTATCAATGACTTAGCTATACTGCTATGCGTTATCACATGATAAACGTGCTATTACGGAAAGGAAACAGTGGCATAAAGTGCTTTTCGCCTGCAATCCTATGAACGAAGGGCGGGGGTGTGGTAGGG